TAAAGCCATAATTTTTAATTTTTAAGTTTTGTTAATTTTTATTTTTGTTTTTTAAATCCCCACTTAACTGTTTGACCATCTGCATCGACAGATCTGTACGTAGTACCTTGTTTAGGCGTTGCCGCTTGACCTTTTCTTGGATCCATGCTGATGTTTTTTGTATTAGCAACACTTTGCTTCATAGCATCAGCTTTTCCTTGTTCGTAAAAATGGCTTGCAATTGCATCGGGATTCATTGCGGTGAATAAAGATTTATGATAACCAGCAGCGTCGTTCATCTCATTGTTTTTGTCAAGAAACTTCTTTACAAAATTATTGATGTTGCCCTGTGTATCTTTTACTTCATTCGGGTTTTTAACATTAAACCTATACCTCTTGTCTCCGACTTTGTATTCAAAACCTTTGAAATCGTCATTAAAAACTTGGTTAGTTTTATTGTTGAAAGTTTGAGTTTGCTTTTCAGCAACCTCTTTGTCTTTGTTATATCTATTAAAAAAATCTACAGCCTTCTGTTGTTCAGGCGCTAACCTAGAACCAGCTTTAATTTCTTCATAGTATTTTGTTTTTAAACTATTAAGATGATTTTTAGCATTTGCTAATTCTTCTTTTCTAGCTAACTTTTTTCTTTTAATATCTCTTTCATCTTCTACATCTTCTTCAACAGCAAATTTATCTTCTATTAAAAAATTTATTTCAGATGGATCTAAATGAGGTTTTGTGTTTTGGTAATACTCAACCAGTAACTGCTCTTCGTTTAAAGCATCTACATCTTGATTAAGTTTCACGTAGTCTTCTAAACTACCACCTGTTTCGTTTACAAAATCTACAACTTTTTGAATATTATCTGGTAATTCAATACCAGTTTCTTTTTGTTCTTCAATAGCCTCAGCCATATCTTCTTGTAGATCTTCTACTTTTTCTTGTACTTCTTCTTCTGTTATTTCTTCTAAAACAGCTGGCTCTTNAGGCGCAGCTTCTTCTTCAACAACAGCTACAGGTTCTTCAACCTTAACCTCTTCTTTAACCTCTTTAGTAACCTTGCCTTTTTCTGGCTTAGCCACTAATTTGTCAAAATCTATTTTGTGTGTACCATCTTCTTTAACAGTAACTTCAGGTACTAGATCACCTTTTTCGGTCTTTTCAGCAGGAGCTTTTGTTTCTTCAACAAGCTCTACCACCTCTTCGACTACTTTTTCTTTTTTAGCCATAATAAAATATTATAAAATTATAAAATTAATTACATAGGTCCAAATGAACCTAAGTTAAAACCACTCATATTATCGTTGCCAGAAGACTCAAATTTCTTTGGTGGCGCGTCATTCTGTCTTTGAGCTATCAACTCACTTTGTTGACTAGCTTGTATTTTTGTTCTTTCGTCTTTACGATCTTCTTTGTATTGCTCTTTGTTTTTAGAGTTATCTACTTCCAAGCCCTTTAACTGCATGTTAAATTCAAACTCTAAAGCCATCAACTCTTTCTTTAACATAGCTTCTTGTTGCATTTGTTGAGACTTCATTTGCCCTTTCATTTGCTCCATTTGTGTCTCTATCTGAAGTAGTTGTTGAGCTTTTTGAACCTCGGCTTGAGCAGCAACTTGTTGAGCTTGAGCGTTTGCTTGGGCTTGAGCCTGCATATTCTCTTGCTGCATTTTCTGATCTCTTTCTTGCTTTTTCTTTCTACGTATTTTTAATAGTTGATTTGCAAGTTTTATGTTTTTTAATTCTCTAAGGTCAATAGCGTCTTCAAGATCTATTAAACCACCAGCTACAGCAGCTTGAATATTGTTTTCAAGTATTTGCTTTTCTTCGTCATCAGGCATAAGTTCTATAAATATACCAAAATCATGTAAATGTAGTTTAGCTATATCTTCTAGTATACCTACGTTTTGATTACCTATCTTTTGTACAAAAGCTTCTTTCGTAGGCGAGAACTCTAATATATCAGATATTCTCAACGATAAGCCCTCAGCAAGTTCTTGTGTTAAAGCTAAACCAGATTGTAATATATGTCTTGTTGCTGTATTACTATTTGCAGCTGCTAGTTTTTGAACACCTACTAACGCTCTACTGTCAGGCACGCTACCGTCTCTTGCTTCATTCAACCCCGTTACATCGCGTATCATTTGTAAGTAGTAATTGTAATTAGCTATTAAGCTCTGCATTTTACCACCACCATTACCTGATGCTATTTCTTGAATAGGTACTTTACCAGGATTCATGTCACCTTCAGAAGTGAAAGATCTACCTATAATAGATCCCGTCTGAAAGAACATATTTAACGCTTCTTGCGGATTATAATTTGTTCCATTACCTAAATCAACCTCAGCTAAACCGTCTGCATCTAAATAAACACCATCTGGCACCATTCTAGACATTACCTGTTGTAGTTTTAAATGAGTTAATTGAATCATGTCAGCAAAGCCAGTTATACGCTTTACTAGTGAATCAATTCTACCTTTGTACATTCTAGGTGCATTTATAGCGTAGTTCATTTTAACTTTACTATAATCACTTTTTGGACGCATCATGTTTTTAGCAAGCTCCCATTTTAATAAGTAATCAGTACCTAATATTAAAACACCCTCGTATAAAACTTCGAGTGATCTTGATATTTTACCAAAATTACCAGTCATTTCATTTATAGGTGGATCAAAAGTATCGTCTCTTAATATTATTTTTTCAGCACCACTTGCTGTTTCTTTAACTTTATAAACTTCATTCATGTATGTTTTATAATTAAAATATAAAACTTGAATTTGGTTTTTATCATCGTAGCTTGAAGAGTCGTATCTACTGTTAGAGTAACCAGGACTGTGTATGCTTTGAGCTTGTATGCTTTTTAAATCTTCGTCAGTTAAGTTTGGAAACTCTTTTTTAAGTTCATTAACAGGAACTGTTTTAACTTCACCAACGTAATATACATCTTGGAAATCAGGATCTTCCGTATATGAATAAACTATATTAGCCGGATCAACATACTCAACTTTAACTCCTTCTGATGTAGAAAAAGTATTCTTAACACAACCAATACCTATAGTTGCTAAATCGTAATTAATTCTTCTCTTTACTAAATCATACCTATTACCTTTAAGTAATACGCTTATAGCTTGTTCCTCAGCTAGTTCAATACCTTGCTTATAACTAAGCTGCATGTGTAAATCTAGTTCTTCTTGGCTATCAGGAAGTTTCTCTGGAGCATTTTCAAATAAAGAAATACCAAAAGCCTCTTGTGCAAATGCAGATAACTCTTGTGTTTCCATGTCTCTAAGTATAGATTCCATGTACTTAGTTCTTTTACTAACTCCATATGGATCTTGCGAGTATGCTTTTATATCGTAACTTCTTTCTGATATACCGTTAACCACTATATCAACAAACTTAGATATAATAGGAACTGGTTTCCAATCTAAGTTTAAGTAGCTTAAGTCACCATTTATTGATAACTCATCTTTATACTTCTGTATAGGTTGCTCACCTCTAGCGTAAAGCCTTAATTTATGAAACTCAGCTTGATGCTGATTGTACCTCCTGGCAGATGTAGATCCATCAAACCACTCGTACTCAATAGCTTTACCTACTTGTAAACCATACTCAGCACTCACTTTTTCTGCGTCAGGTACAACTTGACTCGGAAAATAACCTTTTACAACTGACTCAGCCATATTAATTTTCTATTAGTTTTGATTGCATACCTGATTGTCCGTATTTAGCTATGCTTAAGTTTAATTTTTCTTTTTTCATAATTGGATTTGCTCTGTACAAGTGTCTGTTACAAGCCATAATAGCCAAACCTGAACTAATAGCCGCATCAAACTTTGTACGGTTATTAATATCAAACTTTGCCCAGTCTTGCAATGTTTCATTAAAATAACATGTTCCATATGTATTATCAGACTTTAATCCAACATGATCTTGTATATACATTTCAATAGCAGCAGCGTGTGCTTGCTTAATATCTTCACTTGAGTTTGGTATACCACCTACTTCTTTTTCAGCTGTTGATAGTTTATTCCAAGCTCTATCAGGTCTATTCATTGAATAACCTCTATAACCACGCCTTCTTAAATAATACAATAGGCGNGGCTTATTGTTCTCTGCTAGTATAGGCATCCCGTAGAATACTAAAGCCATTAGAACGTCTTCAAAGAACATCTCTGATGTCTGTGGCCTTGCTACATACTCTAAAAAGAATTGATTTGGCGGATGGTCTTCCATACTAAACTTAGTTAGACCGTGTAAAGCTCCTTTTGAACCTGTACCATCTACTGTTCCTGATATATCATAACTATCACAACCAAAAGCACCCATGTGTTCGTTTCCTGGATATTTTAAGCCGTTCTTAATAACACTTAAATTTTGTTTGTGTAACGTAGGTACCCAACTAACCTTAAATCTTCCTGCAGGATTAGGATAAAATATTACTTTAGAATCTTTTATACCGTTAACCCATTGAAAACTACCAACTGTTACTTGAGAGTCATTATTTAAATCCTCGTTAAAATCTATTTGCTCGTATATTTTTGCTAAATTAAATATACTATTTTTTGTTTCGTCTCTGAAAGCATGTTCTTCAGTTCTTGGAAATTGTCTGTAAAATTCATTTAAAGCATCACCATCTGTTTTTAAACCATCAACTTCGTTTTGCCAATGTTCTAATATACCTACGTCTATAGTCTCCCCGTATGGCCCAATAGTTTCTTGCTCGGGTGTATCGAATACAGGTAGCCCATAAGAATCAATGAATCCTTCGTAGTTCCATTCCATAGGTATGAACAAACTATAGAGTCCTGAGCTTGTCTGTCCATTGCGGTTTCTTTTTGTAACATCTGAGTTTCTATATAGTTTTTTAAAATTATCACCACCTTTATCTAAAGCGTTAGATGTTGATCCCATCATGCACTTACCAATAATTCTACTACCTAATCTTAAGGTTGTTTTTGTAACACGCCAGTTGTTGAGGATGTTGTTCGGTCTCTCCCATTTACCGCTCTCATCGTGGACTAGTAGCTTGAGCTTCTCACCATCGTAGGAGTTATCACCTGTGTTTTTCCAATCTATTGTAGTATCTAAACCCTCTAGCTCTTGTATTGCTTCGTTGCTAGTAATTTTTCTACGCGTAAGTTTACTAGCTGGTACTCTAAACGCTAGCTCTGTTTTTGGACGGTCCATACCGTCTTGTATTGGTTTAAAGAAAAAAGGATAGTTAACTGATATTGGAACTACTTTATCTGTAAACATTTTCTTTGCATCTGGTCCAGACTTTGATAAAATACCATACCTTGAATCGCTAGATATAGTTGCTAAGTTAACAACTTCGCCTGACGCCATGAAAGAAAAACCTGATCGACGGTTTTTAAGATAACACATCCCATAACATCTTACATCTGCTTTACAAGCCTCCCAAAATATAAAAAATAATCTATTAGCTTCACGAAAGTCAGGTGCGCCAACATCAATTTTACTCCATTGTAAATACATGTAATGAGTACCTGTGATGTAGGTAGGCGATACATTGTTGTAAAATGAAAAGCCTTGCTCTCTTCTAATAAATTCGGTATCTATGTAATCATACCACTTTTCTTTGAAGTCTTCTGGGTATTCTTTCCAGTCAAAAACTGTTTTTATTTTGCTTAATTGCTTGGGATATTCTTTTCTAGTCCAAGTATTTTCTTCAAACTTGTGAGCTTTGTCTATTTTAGGTAAAGCTATGTTCAGGTTTTGTATGCTATACACTTCGCCTATCTGACCAGTTTTAGATATAACAACTACATCATGTTCTTTATTATATCCATATTTCCATTTTTTAGACTTGTTAAGTCTCTTTATGGTATTTATTTTAATAGGCTCTACGACCTTATACAAGCTTTGTTCGTACATTACTTAGATCTTCTTTCTGCAAAACCACCAAAAGACTTTGTTTCTTCCTCTTTCTTGGGTTTATTGTTAAGCATGTCTTCTTCTTCTTGTATTCTAGTCAATATTTCAAACGCGTCAAATATAGCTAGCTTTTTTGTAGCTGCCGCGTTTTTAAGTCTATCAGCTGTTATATCGTCTCCTGAATCTACAATAGCTTCTTTTGCTACTTTTATTAACTCTTCAACTGCTTTATGCCCAGCTTGGATTATACTCTTTTTCGTCTCCTTGATATTCATATTTAATTGTAATTGCATTA